TCCCTCAGTGCTGGCTGCTGCTAGGGCCGAACGAGATTACTCAAGTTCCGTGATAACCTAGACCACTTAGCTCTTACGAGCACCAGCTTTGTCAATGAACTATCTCTCTATCGTCGTTCTAACTTTCCAACAGCCATAGCAGATCTGCGTCAAGGCGTCGTGGAAAGTTGAGTAAATTGCCTGTTGGGTATGCTTTCCTTCGCATTCCTGTATATGCCTTCTCACATCCTCTTGCTTCTCGATGTATTCGTAGGTAAAAGTCTTCATTCTATACGCTCCATATCTTTAATCATTGATACCATTTTCTTCTCAATCTTCTTCAGTAAGTTATCTCTCGCCGCCGACCACGCCGCCGACCACGCCGTCGACCTCGCCGCCGACTCCGCCGCCGACTCCGCCGCCGACCACGCCGCCGACTCCGCCGACCACGCCGCCGACCTCGCCGCCGACTCCGCCGACCACGCCGCCGACTCCGCCGACCACGCCGCCGACCTCGCCGCCGACCTCGCCGACTCCGCCGCCGACCTCGCCGCGTCACGATTCTTCTTGGTATCGTGTTCTAGTACCTTTTTAGCAGCCTCTATAGCATCACGAGGACGTGTGTCATTTGGAAATTGTTTCTCAAAATTCTCTAATACTAATTCAGCTGCATAGATAGACAGCTCAACGGATTGTTTATTTGTCCATTTATACGCTTCGACAATTCGCATTTTCTGCCAGACTTCTTTATCCATATCGGATTCGTGCTTACCCTTAACCTCCACGGTAGCAAACACTTCACCCTGAACATAGGAAAAGGCTTCCCGCATCTTCTTCGAACAATGGAAACCGTTTTTGCACAGCTCAAGCTTGCCTTCTGCGGTATACCATTCACCAATCGTCCACTCCTGCTCGCCCGAATCGGAAATAATAGTCTTGCCCTTTAATCGTAGGAATTTGTAGCGCTTACTCATCTCCACACTCCTTACCGTTGTTATATTTATTACAGTAAGTACACCAACCACAATATGTACAATGTGGTCGATCACCTCTGTAGCCGTGATGATTAAAGTCTAGACCTCGACCACATTCAGGGCAGCCAGTCTCGATCCACCAACGTAGAAGCAAATATAAAAGGGCACCTCCAACAATAACCAAGACCATCATGCGTATACTCTCTTTTCTGGATTGCGTACACCAGTCCTACGGCTTTTACGGCCGCCTTTGTATCCTGCACACTGGGCTTTCTTGTGAAGATCCTCCATGTAGTCACAATCACAGAGCAGTGGGTAGGCAAAGCCACCAGTGCGCCCAATACGACCACCTTTGGCACCGATCCTTGCAAAAAAATCGTCACCATGTCTTAGTTTGTTTGTTTGAGCAGCTTTTATGCCGCCCGCATGTGTCCCAGCCATATCTATATACTCCATCTTCGTTTACGTGAATTGACGAGTAACTCATCAATCTTTTTTTCTAAAGCTGTTAGTCGGTGTAGGATTGGTTCTACATCATTTGTATTGTTATTTGGAGACTCAGTTTCAACAGGAACTGTATGTAGTTTGTCCATCCTTTGGTCTACAAAATCTCGATATTGGTGATATGTATCAAATCCAGCAATAGTCTGAATTGTAGATCTTGAAAGGTTTACTAAATCTGATATTTCTCTCTGGCTAAGTGTGCTACATAGTTTTTTTATGAGTGCAAAATTCTCAGGTGTTACACGGTATCGCGACTTCTTGGTACCTGATTTATTCGGCTGAGGAGTATTAGCGCGTTTTTTGTAATCTTCAAGTGTATTTGCTTTCATTGCGTAGAAAACGGTCGTCGTTGACAGCCCGATTATTCTTGCTATATCCTGATATGAGTTTCCCCTTCTCTGGTAACTCTTTATGATGTCAAACTTTTCCTGATTCATTTCCTCTCCTTTTTAGGTTCACTGTCTAATAGTTCAAACTGCATAGGTTTATTAATTGCGTTAGCCTCCTTTGAGTTGATTCTCGATAACCCGAATACGACTTTGCATACGCGAAAGAAGGTCTGAGGTAGCAGCGTATAGTGTCTTGGCTTTCTCATATACTTCACGAGCTTCTGTACTTTGTCCCTTAGCATACATCTGAGCTTTTGTAGCTCCCTTCGACTCGTGTTCTCGAAAGACACGAAACGCGGTATCAGTTGCGATTTTATGAAGCGGTGCAATATGGTCAGATAGGTAGTTGTTGTAGACCTCAAGTTTGACCATAACGTCCGAGAGACGGATTGGATCTTCCCAAATGTTTTTCTCATGGATCTCTCCTCTGAGCCGCATTATGTTGGTGATGATCGTTTCAAAGTCCATTAGAAGGGAATATCTGCCATATTAACTGGTTGATCTGCGACCTCATCAATATCATCAAAGTTTTCATCCGCATTGACCTGTACTGTTGGTAGCTCAGTACCTGCGTTAGCTTCACTCATTCGGACACCATTCTTAATGATCTTATTGAGGTCTATCTTTGCAGCTTCAGCAATTTGTTCTTTAGTAAGAGTACCGGCTTTTGGTAATGGAGTAACGCTATAGCGTGTGTCCTTGCCTGTTCCACTACCTGTAATCTTGAGATCAATCTTTTGGATATCAGCGCCGTAGTCTGCATCCATATGTAGCTTTTGAATCTCTCTAGCAATTGATGCGCCCTTATCAAGGATCTGAGCCTTGTTTTCAGTGAAGTTCCACACGACAAACGCAAAGCGTGTGCTGCCATATTTTGACTCAATATGGATCATTGGGTCAGTCGTGAGGACACGAAGTTTTACTGGTGCGTCTTCTTTAATTGTCACAAATAGATCTGAGCCTTCGCTCTTGAATTTAAAGTCTTTTAGTGGGTCCATTATTTCTCCTTCTTAGCCCAACGCTTACGAGCTGCTTCTCGTCCACGTTCGGAATTAAATTTAGTTGGTGACTTATCTCCACCCTTCTTTGCAAGACGGGTGTATATGTCATCTCCATATTTCGCTTTCATGGTTTCACGCTGTTTGATGCGTGAATGGTCTAACTTTTTTTTCATGTATTCTCCTTAAATAATCTAAATTCATTCGGATATATGGTCATCAATGGTGGTTTGGGGAATCCTCCCATGTATTCAAGTGCGGTGTCATAGATACGGTTAAACGATGCTGGCGTGAGTTTTGATTCACACAGCTCAAACTTAAACTTATGTTTCGGTGAATACCTCCACGTAAAGGCTCTCGTTGGTTGAGGGCGTTCAGGGTAACTTTGGGTGTACATGTCTAGGTACTTAGAGACTTGAACTTCGTGGTTGTAGGTAGAGCGTCCAGTGAATTTGTGATCCCAGACAAGTCTAAGGGGAATCATTCCGTTAGCTCGATCTATCGGGACTTTAGGACGAATATCATCACCGTCTAAGAACAGGTACTTGTTTGGATCTAGTAACATACCTATAAGACGCTCATCCACTGTACATACCATGTCCATTGTGCCACCTAGTCTCATACCCTTATCTGCAACCACTAATTCAGTCTCAATATCGGTTGGTTGTAGGAAGCGCATGACACGAATAAAGCTTGTCAGAGCGTCTTTTTCGTACAAAGTGGGATAATCTTCAGCTTTCACTGAAAAGCCCTTCAAAAGCTCTTCTAAAGCGCTATGAAGCTTACTTCCACGATCACGAGTCATCATCATGTAATCTTGTGACTCCTTGCCGTCAGTATTACGAAGCCAATTGCGTAGTCCTTCAGGAAATGGAGCACCGATATCGAGAACACGAGTGACCGATAGACAGTATTCATCGTCTATAAAATAGTAATGTTCGTCATCAATATCAACTCTTGTCAACCTGCCACTTGCAAGCTCGTATGTTTTTGTCGTTTGACTCATATTTTCTCCTATGATTCGATCCTAACACGGTTCGTAGTAAATGTCAACGCTCTTCTAGCTTCTTGATTCGGTCTTTATCTACAATCTCGGTGAGGTGTGAAGGTATAGGCTTTACGAGAGGGAATCTAAAGGCTGCAAGTACCGTGAATCCTTGACCTTTGCCTGTAATCTGCAAGACTTTGTAACCCATACCCATATTGGCGTGTTCAATGATTGTCTTAGCCTTAGAGCCAGAGTAGGAGCCACAGACCCATTTATATTTAACTGGTAGCATTTCAGCCATAGATTTTACCTCTAAAGTCAGGTGCGTCTACCAGAACGTCCATATTCGCTAACCTTTCGACCTTTTCGTATGATGTGAGTATCCAGTCTAGGTCTGCTTTCCAGCCTCGTGAGTTTTCGCCTGTATGAAATGGTGAGATAGAAGTGTTATAAATGGCTTCTTTGAGCAGGTCTACACCTGCATCTTTGAGACGGACTTTGATCTTACGTTTGCGTCCTTCTGATAATTTGTATCGGTTAGGATTAACACCAAATTCAGTAATGTAATACTGATAGATCAGCTCGATATCATTCATAGTAGATGTCCAATCCATAAGAAGGCGCTGGAGCGTACTGGTAGTGATAGACACGTTCAAAATCTTCGTCAGTGAAGTGACCGTCACACTGCGGATTAGGACACATCAGGGTGTCTCGTGAGTCAAAATCTGCTGGATGACCTGAGATGATGTAGGCGTTTTCGTGAGTACAACGGAACTCTTCATCAACTAATTTATAGGTTTCAGGTGCGTATGCGATTGTGATGCTCATGATAGTAAGTCTCCTATGTTATCTATTGTGTATAAAAGTTTGTCTAAGTTATCGGCGTAATCTTCATCGTTCTGAAAGAACTTTATTTGTTGCTCTTCAAAATATTCGATAGCTTTCTCAAGCTCTTTCTTTGCTTTGATGAGTGTAACTTTAGCTGTACCAAGTTCCATCTCTATATCTCGAAACATTATTTCTTACCTTTCACAAATGCATATTCACGAACTTGTTTCTCGTCGTATCGTTTGATAGGTATTGCTTTCATTGTTTTTCCTTTCTGTTTAAGGAGTAGGGTTAGAGGAGCGATTGCCTTGTGGTATTTCGGCGTAGGACCATCACCATCCTATCGCTTTCTCTTGTCTACATGACTCAGTGGAGGGTAGTAACTGAGTCTACGCTTAGGGGGTATAAGGTGCTGGTTGATCTTTATTTCTCTATCAACCTGCTACCATCCTAGCACGGTTCGTATACAATGTCAATACTCGGATGGCATAATGTGGATAACTACCATGTTCTCTCTAGTTCATTCTGGCGCACTACATCGGGCCAGCGTGGTTTTCTCTGACAGTAACCACCTCCCCTAACCTTATCTGATCCATATTTCAAGGCGTATTCAATAGTCATATCATCTTCAAGTTTTGCAGCCAGTGAGTCAATTGTGAGTCCTGTTTGACGTATATCAAACATTCTCACAACTCCATATTGTTTTGACCACATAGAGCCTTTTCCCTTCTCGTGTTGTCTCAATCGGGAATGAACATCTCTAGTCATCCCCACGTAATAGAATCCATTTCCTAGCTGTAGGGCATAGAGAAATATTGGTTTGCTCAGATATTTATCAGTTAGAATTGTGCCACCGCTTTTTTCAATGCAACGCATAAGATACTCACGACGCTTCGTAAGCACCTTTATTTTATTGTTTACAATCTTCAGTTCACTTTGTAGAACCATTGGTTCTTTGGTGATGTTTCGTGGTTTCTTGCTATAGACAGGAACTTTGTGAGTTTTGTGGACCTTTTTATATGCGTTGTATGCTTTTTCCCATTCTAAACTATCACGAGCCATTATCCCTCCTATATCTACTACTTGTATTAGCAGATACTTGTTAGTCTGAATCATTTGCTTTAACAATAACGATGTCCCATTGGTACGCTAACCGTCCGTTGGTAGTTGGGTTCTACTATCAAGACAACCTATCGTGTGGAGAGATTGAAAATACTGTAAAAAGGCTCGAACCCCAATGAAGGGCATTCTATCGTTTAGACCAGGTAGGAGCCAACCTGAGTATATTCAATGGTTCTCATGCAAATGTACTGACTATTTGCATATTCTTCTTGACAAATAGAATTAGCTATGTATACTTAGATCAAGCATATCAGTAGCAGACCCCTCTCACGAGGGGTTTTCTATTTGTACATATCAGTAGCAAATAGTTGTTCTAAACCTACACCCTTATTCAAAATAAATCAAGTCCGATTGGTATTGACATCTAGGACGGCATATGCTACCTTCCACTCATGATAGAACTACTCGCTGGAATCATAGTCATAGCAATTGGAATATGCGCTCTACTTTTCCTTGTCGGTATCTTTATGGATTAGTGGTATACTCTACTCATGAAACTCGGTATTGCCGAAGTAAAACCAAATCCTCAGAATCCTAGAGTAATCAAAGATGACAAGTTCAAAAAGCTCGTTCAAAGCCTCAAAGACTTCCCTGAGATGGCTGAAGTACGAGAAGTTGTAGTCAACACCGATCACATGATCTTAGGTGGTAATATGCGCTACAAAGCGATGGTTGAGGCTGGCTGGACTGAGATACCAGTCAAAGTAGTCGATTGGTCAGAAGACAAGCAGCGTGAGTTCATCATCAAAGATAATGTCAGTGGCGGTGAGTGGGATTGGGACGTACTGGCGAATGAGTGGGATAGTGATTTGTCTGGCTCTACCCTCATAGCCTGTGAACAAACAGACCGCACTTGCTATGGCATGGAACTAGACCCTAAGTATGTAGACGTTATACGTAAGCGATACGCTAAGTTTATTGGTGAGGAAGACTGGCAAGCAGCAACACCAGTGATTAGAGAGTGATTAGAATATATGGCGAATGAACAAAACCTAATACCAGCAAAGAAAGGTGAAGTCAGAAATCCAAACGGTAGACCGAAGGGATTACCGAATGCTAAAACTAGGTATAAAAGACTGTTAGAACTTGTCACCGAAAAAGCAAACCCTGTGACTGGTGAGATGGAAGAGTTTACACAGCTAGAGTTGATGGACATGGCTATATTCAGCAAAGCACTGAAGGGTGACATAAGAGCGTACACGGAGATAATAGATCGTCTAGAGGGTAAACCCGAACAAGGAATAGATGTGACTACAAAGGGCGAGGCTTTAATTCAGACTGCACCTCCAAAGATCGTCGAAGGCTTTATGAACTATATTAAAGAATCCACAAAACAGGAATAATGTGGAATGGGAATCAATAGAAAATGCGAACGTAGTTCCCTGGATAATTGGGAAGTCTTTTGTTACCGAGAATAGAAAACCTATTGAGTTTATAAACCATCGTTGTTTCATAGATTATTTAGCCGACGACCATCCTAACAAAGTCATGCTCAAATGCGCCCAGGTAGGCGCTACAGTTCTTGAAGCGATAGATGACTTCCACCTTGCAGGTAAGCGTAAGATGAACGTCATTCATACTCTACACACCTCAGACGTTATCAAGGGGCTTGTCGTACCTAAGATTAACCCACTCATTGAGTACAATCCAGCAATCAAAGATATGGTGGTGGGGGTGGACTCTGAGTCTATGAAAAGGTTTAATGATAACTACGTCTATTATCGTGGAGCGAACGCTGAATCTCAGGCAATCTCAATATCTGCAGACGTGCTCAAGATAGACGAGCTAGATCGCTCTAATCCAGTGGTCGCTGAGATGTTTCTTTCACGACTGGACGCAAGCGACTATAAGTGGTTACGTCGCTTTTCAAATCCGAGTGCTATCGGTTTTGGTGTTGATGGTTTATGGCAACTGAGCAATCAGTTTCATTGGATTATTCAATGCCACCACTGCACTCATAAGATGTATATAGACTTTAATCAATCAACTGATCTGAATCACTACATCGATAAAGAACGCAAGATATACGCTTGTGGGAAGTGTCACAAAGACATAAACAACAAAGACAGGATCAATGGTGAGTGGGTTCCAAAGTATCCAAGCAGAACAGAGATACACGGTTATTGGTTCTCACAGTTGATGATGGCGTGGTTTGACGCACCTGAAATCATCACCAAGCAAGAAACAAGCTCAATTGAGTATTTCCATAACTTTGTACTAGGCAAAGCCTACACTCCATCAGACATGATCGTGGATCGTCAAGCGATACTCAGAGCGTGTGCGCCGTCAAACATTCAGCGTGAGGATGTGGCGATGGGTGTCGATCAGGACGCTGGTGGTCAATACTACGTCTTAATGACCTTTGATGGTGTCTTTGACTACGGCTATGTTGATTCATGGGATAAGATTGAACACTTGAAACTTATGTACAAATGTCCTGTTGTGTGTGATCCAGCACCATATCCAACAATGCCCTCACAGATGGCGACAAAGTACAATGATTGGTATAACTGTCGATTCAGAGATTCTAAGAACTTATCGGCTGTAGAGTGGAAATCTTCTGATAACGTCGTCTATGCTGATCGAACACGAGTCATTGATATCGTGGCGAATGAGATTGTGAATGGGAAAATCCTGTTTAGGCAGCGCCCTAGCGAGTTAGAGGGCATGATCGCACACTGGAATAACTTGTATCGGACAACGGTTGAGAACGAAGACGGACGCATTAAAAGCACGTGGATGAAAAAAGAAGGGCGACAGTCTGACTATCCGTTTGCCCTTACCTACGCTCGTATTGCATTATCTCGCACAATGCGTAGTGGTTCTGAGCTACTAGAACCGATGACTCAAAGTCAAACCAAAGTCACCAATCTGAGCACGGACGATGGCAAGCGATTGACTATTGACTTTAAGGACATCATTGAGGAAACTTTCGACAGGATGGAGCAATGATTCAAATAACGGTTCAACGAGCAGTTCCAGATCGAAAGTATCGGGTGATGGTAAATCTAATCCGAGCTGATAAGCCTCGCTACTGGAACTTTCTCTGTCTGAACTGTGGAGCAGTCGTTGTACATTTAGCGAACACTGAAGTCTATTCCTTAGATGATTTCTGGGATCCCCAGGACATCAATCTCTACGGAGTTGCCAAAGACTGCAAAGGAACGCTCGCTACTGGTGAATCTTGTTTTTATACATACTTTTTTCACGATGTACGGAAGGGTTAAGAATATGTTACAATCCATGCAAGGAAAGTCCTCAATGAGGGCTTTTATTAGTTTTAAGCGTAATTCCAAGGTGTAGAAATGCCATTACAATACCCATACTTTCAACAGAGTGATGCTTACATAGAGCCGTTTACTGAGTTGTATACCCCTTCTGAAGCTTACGAACAGCTGTCTCTATCAATGACGGAACAAGAGTTAGATAACATGCTTGTGAAGTCACTCGAAGCCGATAGAGATTACTGGAATCAAGCACCTTGGGGACTCGAACAGGCTGATCTTCGCTATACTGCTTTCTTGTTAGGCGACCAATTAGATGATCGAGAGAAAGTCAGAACAGATATTAAATACGTGGACAATCGTATCTTTAGTTCTGTACGAGCAATCCTCAGTTACGCCACTGCACAGTTAGCAAAGCCAGACATTATCCCAAGCAAGGGTGATGAAGTTGTTGTGAAGGGCGCTCGTGAGATTGGACAAGCCTTATATCAGCACTCAATGGATGAAAAGGCTGATATGAAGGTACGAGCTGCAGTGATGAATCTCATTACTCGTAAGCGCGGTTTTCTCAAACTCAGGTGGGATCCAACAATAGGAGAGAATGGGGACATCGTCACCGAAATCTGTAATCCTGAAGATATTATTATTGATCGTTTTGCTGGTTACTTACAGAATCCAAAGAAGATTTATCATCGTATTCGCTGCACAGTTGAAGAGTTGTGCGCTCGTTTCCCTGAAAAAGACACACTTATCAAAGAAGCTTTTTCGATTAGACGTGGTGTCTACACACAGATGTCTCAAGTTGTTACCTATTTTGAGTGTTGGTTCACGTATATGGAAGATGGACTCCCCAAAGAAGGGGTCGCATGGTTCATCCCAGAGAAACACCTTATTTTAGATAAGATGAAAAACCCAAATTGGGTATACAAGAAGAACTATAAGAGTGAAAAAGAGGCTAATCTAACCTCGTGTCCACCAAAACCATTCGTGACCTTTAACTACTTCAATACTGGACACTCCTACATAGATGAGACATGTCTTGTAGAACAAGCAATTCCAGAACAGATAATGCTCAATAACCGTCTCCGACAGATCGGTGATAACGCTGATTATGTGAATGGTCGTTGGGTAGCAGACAAGAACGCCTTTAACCAAGAAGACGCTCGAAACCTTGTGAACAAGGGTCCACGCACTGTTGCTATGGCTGATATGAAAGATAATCCTAACCCACTGATAAATGTTGCGCCTAATCAGCTTGGATCATGGGTCGAGAACACTCTCTATGACGCTCGTAACTCAATTGATGACAAGATGGGGACACCTTCAATCTTCAAGGGTGAACAACCTGATCGCACCGACACGCTTGGTCGTGATCTGATGATTAAACAGCAAGCAGGTAATCTTCAGGATGATATTGTTCGAGCTGTCAACAACGGCATGGAAGTGTACTACCTCTACAAGCTTCAGATGATGCGTGTCTACTACACGGACGATTACTGGTTCCAAACAAGAGGTCGTGATGGAAAGTATGAGTTTATTCTCGTCAACGGCGATAAGATCGACAGCAACGTAAAAGTCTCAGTCCAAATCGACTCTACACTGCCACTCGATAAAGCAATGATCCGATCAACGGCAATGGATCTATGGAACGCTGGAAATGCAATTGATTACCGCACTCTTATGGAAGATCTTGGCTTGCCTGATCCTGACATTCGGACTGAGCGCTACCTCACGAGTAACATGGACCCTCAACGCTTCTTACGTTCTATACAGTTGTCACAGATCAATACTGAAGCCGAAGCTGATATTCAGTTGATACTTATGAACAAAGTTCCAGAAGAGCGAGATGACTACAATGAGGATTACTTCAACTACTTTAACAAGTTCCTGACTTCAAACCGATTCCAGAAGCTTATTGGTGAAGACCAGAAAGCTGCTGAACGAGTCGTGATGTTCCTAGCTGCAATCCAACACACCGTAAATCAAGGATTGATGATGGGTGAAGCTTTAGATGATGCAGGAATTGTCTCGACACCACCTCCAGCGCCAGTTCAAGACCAATTACAGCCACAACAACCTCCAGTTCCCCCAGTTGCACCGCAACCTGTACCGAGCCAGTAAGTGTGCTATAATCCCCGTATAAGGAGATAATCTCGATGGCAGATGACAAGCCAACAAATGAGCCGACAACACCAACAGACGAACAAAAAGCCGATATACAAGCCCAGGAAAATGCTAAATGGGAGCCAGACTTCAAAGAAGAGGAACTAACTGTTCCCTATAAGGCTGAAGAAAAACCTGAAGGACCAGAAGAAGTAAAAGAAGAATCTGAAGAAGAAACACCTGAAATAGTTTCTAACGCTGCACCTGAACCAGTTGTAACAGTTGAAGACCCAGGTGAGTATGTTCCAGCCGATTATAGTTTTGAAGTCACGATTAAAGACGGTAAGAAGGTGAAGATTACTTCAGAGGAACAAGCCCGTGAAGTTGCTGCTGACTCAGAGAATTTCGAGAACGCTGCACAGTTAATGGACCTTCTGAACAAAACTGCTTCAATGACTTCCAAGCTTGAAAAAGACAAAGATAAATGGGAAGAGAGGAAAGCAAAGTTTGATGAACAGAGCAAAACGTATCAGGAGCGTGAAGCAACAGTAAATTCAATTGCTTCTGAGCTTGAGTATTTAGTAGACAATGGGGATTTACCAAAAGTCCCTGATGAGTTTAAGAACGCCGACTGGACTGATCCAGAAGTTGCTAAACAACCAGGCGTAAAAGAGCAAATTCAACTCATTAACTATATGGTCAAAGAAAACGATAGACGTGCAAAACATGGTATCCGACCACTTAGTTCTGCAGTTGACGCACTAGATCACATGAACAAGCAGAAATCGAAAGCTCAAGAAGAGGCTGCAAGGAAAGCTGAAGGTGAAGCTCGAAAAGCTGCAGGAGCACGAGTTTCTGCAGTATCTCCAAATGCTGCACAACCATACATCCCAAAGGGTATAGCCGTTGGCGATCCCAACAAAGTTCGTAGCGGTGTGGCGCAATGGGACTAGTATTGACATTGCCTGACTAACTAGTTACTCTATTGGCAAGGAAAGACCTTCAACTCGGAGGTCTTTTTTATTTAATTAAAGGAGAAGGAAATCATGTCTGCAACAGCACAGAATGACAGAGTGAATAACATCACATTGCAAGACTACAACGCAATGGTTGTTGACACTGTGAACCGTTCTAGCGAAATCATGAAGCGTGTTGTCTCACGACCTCTACGTTGGAATGGTCGAAGCTACAGTTCACCAATTTTTACTAACAACTCGACCCTCGGTCAGAGTTTCAAAGGTGTTGAAACATTCGATACATCTATCGACTACAACACAGTACAAATGACTTGGTATCCAACTGGTTACGCGCAACCTGTTGGCGTTTCTATCGTTGAACGATCAATCAACGCTACACCATCTGGTGTTGTAGACCTTTACAAGTCTTCATATCAGTATGCACAGAACTCAATGATTACTGCTCTCGGAACCATTTTCTACGGATTTGGTTCAGGCAATGACTTTGATGGTCTTGGTGTCATCGTTGACGATGGTACTTCAACCTCTAGCTATGCTGGTCTTACACGTTCAAACTACTCAAGCATCAACGGTTACGTTGTCGCTGCTTCTGGTGGTGTACTTGACCTCGACACGATGGCTGGTGCAGACGATGGTGCTACCATCTCTGGTAACGAGTCTGAAACACCTAATGTCATCTTGAGCAATCAAACAGTTTGGACACTCTATGAATCACTCTTAGAGCCAACTGTCTCAGCTCGTTACGAGGCGCAAGGTGGATCATTTGTTGATGGTTCTACAGCTGTCAAACAAAGCGTTTCTCAGTCTAACGCTCTCTGGTTGAAAGCTGGTGCTACAAGCGTAAGCTTCCGAGGCAAGCCAATGGTCCGTGACCAAAAAGCTACTTCACAGCAAATGTTCGGTCTTAACGAAAACTGGTTCTACTTCAAGAGCCTTCCATTGCAAGGTCTTGACCTTGTTGCAACGAAGGAAGACGTAACTGCTGGTGCATACGAGCCTTACAAGGTTTCAGCCTTCCAGTTCCGTGAGCCAATGATGCCTGTCAACCAATTAGCCGAGGTCGGCATATTTGTCATGTATGGCAATTTTTACTGCGAAAATCCTAACAGGAATTTCAAGATAACAGGGATTACAACAACGTAGATTCTTGTAAGATTGAATAAGCTTTGGTATAGTGTACTCATGGCAAAACCACGAGTACCTATAACCAAAGAAGATCTACAGAAGTTGTATTATGAAGAGAATCGCAGTGCCGTTCAGGTGGCGGTTCTTTTCAATTGTACCAGTACTACAATCAAAAATTATCTGAGAAGATATGGTATGAGGGTGAAAGATTCTTCTGAGGTCATGAAAGGGCGTAAGCTATCTGTTGAACATAGGAAAAAGGTCATAAGGACGCTGCAACAAGGTAGTGGGGAGAGCAATCCACACTGGAAGGGCGGTTCAACGATTGATGTGCGTGGTTATAGGCGTGTTCTTGTAAACGGTAAGTACGTGAAAGAGCATCGTCTTGTGATGGAGTCGCATCTTGGTCGCAAACTCACACCCGACGAGGAAGTTCATCACATTAGTGGCAACAAACTTAACAACGATATATCTAACCTAATAATACTGAGTAAGTCTGACCACGCAAAGTTGCACAATAGTAGTGTGGTGTCGAGAAACAGGAAGTCTATCAAGATGCAACAAATTAGAGCGGATAGGTTCTGGTCTTCCAGAAAAGTACAGTAAATGACGAAAAAGTCTTGACTCTTATTTTCCAATGAGAGATACTACTGACTAGGAAAGCCCTGAACGGGCTTCTTTTTAATTTAACAAGGAGAAACAATCATGGCTCTATCAGCAATGATGCAAATTTCGGATCAAGATATTAACACTCAGGTTTCAGTCTCTGGCGCTGAACTTCTGGGTCAAAAGGCTCAAACCCCAGATGGACGTGTATTCTCATACGCTAAAGCTGGTGGTGCTTTGAGTGCTGGAGAGATCACTGAACCTCTTACAGCTACAGCTAACTACGGTAATCGTGCTCTTACAACGAGTGCTGCTGCTGGTTCTAATCAAGTCACAATCGTTCTTGGTGCAACTGCTACAGCAGATCAGTTTGTTGGTCACTACTTGGTTGTCAACGACAACACAGGTCAGGGTCAAGGTGCTTACTACATCACAGGTAACACAGCTGCAACTGCTGGTAACAGCAACACAACTGTCGTGAATATTCGTGGTGCTCTCCGAGTAGCTATTAGCTCAACAGCTACTGCAACTGATGTAACAATCATCCCTAGCCAGCAAAGTTCTGTAATCCAACACACTGCTGTTGTTGCACTACCTACAGCTGGTGCTCCAGTAATCGCAGTAACTTCTGGTTACTACTTCTGGAACCAAATTCAAGGTATGGCTTCAATACTTTCAGATGGCGTTATCGGTAAGAACTCACAAGGTATTGTCTCTGATGCTACTGCAGGTGCAGTTGAGGTCCGTGTTGATGCAACCGTTACTGTACCAGTTGGCTACGCTCCTGAAGCAACAGTCACAACTGAATACAGTCCATTTGTTCTAACACTACTCGGTGTCTAGTAATTAAATTCTCTACTCTACGGAGTAAAAAGAAGGAGAAGAAATGTCATTAGGAAGTCTAAAACTAGAGAACTACGTTCCAGTTGTAAAACTGAACGAAGGCACGTACACAAAGAAGCCGATCTCAACAACGAGTTCGCTTACAGCTAACACTGTTTCAGCTACAACTCTCGCAGTCAGTAGCACAGTCGCCGTCACAGGGGCTTTGACTCCTACTGGTGGCGTTGCTGCAGCTGGTGGATTCAGTGTTCCTACGGTATATCACTCTGGTCAATCAGCGCCTGACGCTGCTACGGCTGGTACGAACGCCAGCGTCGCTACAACAACGACGTATGTAGCAGAAGTGTTTGTTCCTGCTAACTGTACCCTGACAGGAGTTTCAATCCTCAACGGTACGGCAGTTGCTGGAAACGTAAATGTTGGTCTAGCTAACTCAAGCGGTACTGTAGTTGCTCAAAGCGCTACTACAACGTCACAAAGCGGTACAACTGCTTATCAGCAGGTACCATTCTCAACTACCTACGCAGCTAAAGGTCCAGCTAAATACTTCATCCTTTTGCAAGGTAGTAACACTTCAGCTCGATTCCGCGCTCATGCGCTTGGTAACTTCGGTGCTAAAGCTGTCACGAGTGAGACGTATGGTACGTTCCTCACAACTGCTTCATACAGCACAACGACGTTCACAGCTGATGTCGGTCCAATCGCTGACGTATATTAGTCCTTCGCTTGACTGAGTGTGGTATACTCAGCTCAAGATGGAATACAAAATACTTATAGGTATTTGTACAAGCGATTACGTTCGACCTCAAACAGTCACTTCACTTATTGCTGCACGAGACACTCTCTTGCACAAAAATGTTGGAGTGGCTGTTTCGATTCAAGAGGGTGGATATAAACCCTACAATATGAATCGACTGGTGAAACACGCCCAGGATGAGGGATTCACTCATCTCATGTCTATTGATAACGATATGATTTTCCCATCTTCGGGTATTCTCAGGCTCTTAGATGCAGATAAAGATATAATCGGTGCTAACTACAACCAGAGAACTACTGGTTTATCTGGAAATGAAGTGATTGCAACGATAAAATTTGCTGGTAAAGACGGTAAGTTGATCTCTAAAGAGATACCTTCTCAGTTGTTTGAGTGTTGGTCACTTGGACTCGGCTTCTCTCTTATGAAAATGTCTATATTTGATAAGCTTGAAAAGCCTTATTTTAGAGATTTTGAGAGTCCTGAAGGTGAACATCATACTGAAGACGTAGAGTTTTTTACAAAATGTCAAAAGGCAGGTTTTAAGGTGTGGTGTAACCCTACTATTGAAATGGGACATATAGGTAAGAACGTAATCTAATGAGCGATTTTACGACAGACTGGTTTACACAGAACATAGATGTATGGAATACAGTTCTTGATGACCTAAAGGGCAAGCCGATTAAAGCACTCGAACTTGGTTCATACGAAGGGCGTAGCGCTTTATGGCTTACGGAGAACATCCTCACACACAGAGATGCCACTTTGATGTGTGTTGATAGTTGGGATGGTGGTGGTGAACTGAAAGATCACGATTGGAATGATATATTCAAGCGTTTTAAGAACAATGTAAAGAATCAGTCTAAAATTTCGTGGACTCGTAGTGATACAACTAGTTATTTAACAGAGAACATTTACCTCAACGGTTCTGAAGGTATATTCGATCTTATTTACGTCGATGCAAGTCACTTTGCACCCCAAACTCTCATAGATTGTGTGCTTTCTCACCTCGTACTAAAGCCTGGCGGTATTATTATTTTTGATGATTATCTTATTGGTGGGTTATTACATACCCCTACTACTCCTAAAACAGCGATAGATGCGTTTATGGAGTGTTTTGCACAGGAGTATGATTGGCTTATCATGGGGTATCAAGTAATACTAAGAAAGAAGGAGATACAATGAACCTCGAAGAGAAAATGAAAGACTTGGAAGAGCGATTCAACGAACTATCAGCTCAACGAAATAAGATGAACGAAGACCTTATTCGTATGCAGGGTGAATACAAAGCTCTCGAAGACCTCAAAAAAGAGCAGGAATCTAAAGAAGCTACTGAAGCAGAAGTAGTGGAGGGATAATATGGCTGTTATTGGTCCAGGCGCAGTTCAAGAGACGCCTTCAGATATCAAACCGACACTCGATGGTGCGAGTGAATATGAATATGTAGAGGTATTAAATCCCCTTTCGGACGACTTTCAGGTGCGTGTCGCACAAGATATCCCTGTTAATATGCCACTTCAGATTCGCAGTGGTACACAAACAGTCAGTAGCGAAAATGATATTCGATCTGTTTATGGGTTAAACTTAAAAAACACAGATCATCAAGCTCGAAAACAAATCTTCAACGATACGGTTATCCCATCAGGTAAAACGAAGCGCTTTACTGGTAACGAGGCACAGGTTGTAGTTCGACAGTTAGTCAATGAGATTATGCAGCGTGAGGGTAAATCGAGACTTCTTGCTGATCCTGTACAGCGACAAGAGATAGAACAACGTATTATAATTTCACGTGGAAGTATGGCTGATCTAATGACTGGTGGTATTTCTCCTGTTAGCCAACAATTACAAGATGCAGTAACTAAAAGCAATGAGGTAGAGGATGAACCGTTCCCAACTCTTAATAGAACAGAGGAAACAACTACAGTCGGAGATACGGGAGCTGGAAGTAAAGAAGGAGCAGTCCCAGACAGAACTCCTACACCTGAAAAACCAGAAACCAGCTCTCGAAGCCGAACTGGAAGCGTTAAGTGATCGTATAGCTGAACAGACTGCAGATTTACTCGAAGATCAAGAAGCAACGCTAAACACTGCCAAACTACTGTTAGAAGCTGATGTCAATAAGGTCAAAGAAGAAATAGCTTCACTTTTAGATAGAGCAGATAAGATTAATGCTGAAATAACACCCTTAGAGAAAATGAGGGATGAACTTTCACCTGAAATTGCTCGTTTAGAGGAACAAGCTGTTGCGAAACTAGATGAATTACGGACTTTAGACCAACAGATTAACGATACAAAGTCAGTTTTACGCACAATTCGCAACAATATTGCTGAATCAGAGAAACAGGTGGATAATCGCAAGATAGAAATCAACCGATTACAAGACGAAATTGTTGATTTAGAGGAACATAAGCTTGAAGTTGAAGCTGAAGCTGCTGATATTGACCAAAAGTTTATAGAATTGAAGGACAAAGCCGAAAAAGAGCTGAAACAGCTTAAATTGGAAGCTTCAAGTGTGTACTTTCAGATGGAAAACGAGAAAAAAGAGATGGAAAAGACTCGTGAATCACTAGCGAGCCGTGAGAAAGCACTCCAAGCAGCAGACATCAATCTTCGTATACGTGAGGAGAAGGTTGAAATGGGCGAAAACAAACTAAGAACACATGCGAATTTATTGAAGTTATAGTATACTTCAGATAAGGAAAGCCCTTTTGCAGGGCTTTTATTATTTATGAAGGAGATTTCATGTCATCATCGGCAATGAGTCCAAACCAACGTGAAGGCATTACAGCACAATCCTCTATCACTGGTTTTAATGAGTATATTACAAGTACAAACGGTGCATTAAATGTTAATGCTTCATTCACTCCACCTGCACTTCAAGATGTAAACCTTACGAAAGTGGGTGGTACGGCTATTGCGCTTGGTCAAACCACAATGTCGGCTTCTATTCCTGTTACATTAGCTTCTAATCAATCGGCTCTTGCAGTGTCTCAGAGTGGTACATGGAATATAGGTACAGTTGCTACTATTACAAATCCTGTGACTGTCACTGCAACTAATCTCGATATTCGTGATCTGAGTGCAGCATCTGATACAGTAACAATTTATGGTTCAGTAGGGGTTATCGACCAATTTAATCTCACTACTACCAATCCTGCTGCTGTTGCGATAGTAGACGGTAATGGAGATCAAATAACCTCTTTTGGCGGTGGAACACAATATGCTACGAATGTAGCCTACGCTGATGGAGATATTGGTACTTTAGCTTTGACGATACGAGACGACGCTCTCAGCACACTCACAGAAGCAGATGGAGATTACTCTGGCTTACGGGTCACAAGTGTTGGTAGACTGTGGACTTCGGCAACTATAGATACAGCATTGCCAGCAGGTACTAATGTTATAGGTCATGTAATAACAGATACTGGTTCAACTACAGCAGTAACTGGAACGGTAGCTGTCACTCAATCTGGTACATGGAATATTACAAACATATCTGGAACTATATCTTTACCGACAGGTGCATCAACTCTTGCAGAACAACAGACACAAACTACTTCATTACAGCTTATAGATGACACTATCGTAGCTCAAGGAACCGCACTTGGGACCACAAAAGTCAGTCTAATTGCAGGTTCAGTCACAACTGCAGCACCGACGTTTACAAATGGAAATATCAATCAGCTATCTCTGACTACTTCAGGAGCACTCAGAGTCGATTTAGGGGCAACTTCCGCTAACTCCACAGCTATTAAGGTAGATGGAACTGGTGGTACATTCCCTATATCTGGCACTGTGGCTGTCACGCAAAGCACTTCTCCTTGGATTGTAGCAGGAGGTGGTACAGCTGGTAGTGCAGCTACTGGTGTGGTCACAGTACAGGGTATTGCCTCTATGACACCTGTACAAGTCTCACAAGCTACGGCATCAAGTCTTAATGCAACGGTAGTAGGGACTGGTACGTTTGCCGTACAGGTTGATGGGGCAGCTCTTACAGCGCTTCAGCTCATAGATGATACTGTAGCGACTCTTGGTACAACAACGTACACTGAAGCAGCAACGAAAGGCAACATTATTGGTGCAGTTCGTAGAGATGCAAACACTACCCTCGTAGATACAACTAACGAAGTCGCACCTCTACAGGTTAATGCTACAGGTGAACTCAAAGTAGCTCAGATACAACCACTTCCAGCAGGTACAAATGCCATTGGTAAATTGGCTGCTAATGATGGAATAGACATAGGTGATGTAACAATCAATAATGCCTCTGGTGGTTCGGCAGTCAACATCCAAGATGGCGGTAACTCTATTACGGTAGATTACGCAACAACAGGTTCAGGAACATCTACGGGTGCATTGCGTGTTGAACTTCCCACAAACGGTACGGGTACTGTCGGCTTGAACGCTGGAACTAACGCAATTGGTAAGTTAGCAGCTAACTCTGGTGTAGACATTGGAGATGTAGATGTTACATCTATTGCAGCAGGTACAAACAATATTGGTCAAGTAAGTGTCGCTCCTCAGACAGCTAACGGTTTGTCAGTCATGAATGCTACCTCATCTGATGGTGCAACAGCACTCACAAACTCAGCACAGGTAATAAAAGCATCGGCTGGTCAGCTCTATGGTTATTTCATATACAATCCAAACTCTTCAGCTCAATTTGTTCAGTTTTATAACACAGCTGCAGCTTCAGTCACAGTTGGAACAACTAACCCACTCTTTATGCTCACAATCCCTGCTACTTCAGCTGCGAACGTCGAGTTTACGAACGGTATCACTTTCTCAAATGCTGGTTGGTCTTGGGCTGCAACATCAACTGCAGGAGGAAATGGCGCACCGAGCACAGCTCTGGATGCTGTCTGTTTCTATAAGTAATGGCAATATCAGTAAAAACAAATAATCTCACTGGTCCAGCTTCTACTGGTAACAGTTCTTCGACTGATCCAGGTTTTCAACCAAAAGGGTTACTTATATGGAACGGTGTCCAAACGGCGACTGGTGCTTCATCTGATGCTCAATTCAGCATCGGGGTAGCAAGTAGTACGACAACAGAAAATTCTGGTGGTTATAACTCAAATGACGCTTCAGCCAGTTCGGACGTAGTTCGTATATTCAGCACCACAGATGTAATTCGCAATACTACAGCTGGTGCGACAACACTGAATCTTGTAGCTACTCTTACAAGTTTTGATGCTACTGGTTTTACATTAAACTGGGGAACTTTAGCAACAACTTCCCCACTCTATAATTATCTAGCTCTTGGTGGAGCAGATATAACGAATGTCAACACTGGTAATTTTGCTGCTAATACCTCTACTGGAAATCAATCTGTTACTGGTGTAGGCTTTCAGCCAAACGTCATCATTTTGTTTGCTAACTTGAATACGACTTCAACTCAGACAAACAACAACTCTTGTTTTGGGATTGGTGTTGCTACGTCTTCAACTGAGAGATGGGCGATAGCTGTTGGTATGCAGAATGGTCAGGCGACGATGAACAATCGTCGAGCCTTTTATGACAATGTTTGCTTTATGCACCCAGCAGCTGGTTCAAACAATGTGGAAGCTACCGCTGATTTTGTATCAATGGATACCGACGGTTTTACGATTAACTGGACAGATGCTCCTGGTCAGGCTGATCTCATAGGTTATATGGCTATTCGAGGTGGTCAATGGAAGGCTGGTGTTGATACACAAAAAACTTCAACAGGGACAAAGGCAACAACTGGTATTGGATTTACACCATCTGGTGTCTTATTTGGATCAGTTTGTGATACGAACAATAATACGATAGTAGATAATGCTCGATTTATGGTTGGATGTACAGATGGGACACGAAATACAACCGTATGGACTGGTGACTCAGACAACGTACCAGATTCTATAGCAAACACTATCACCTCAAGTACAAAGTGCTTGGTTATGGCAACAGAGGCAGTAAGTGCCAGTCCAACAACTCAAGCTGAAGCAAATATAAGCACACTTGATTCTGACGGATTTACGCTGGACTGGACGACTGCCGATGCAACTGCTAGAGATTTCGGTTATCTCGCATTTGGGAGTAACGCCAAAACAGAGACTCTCATTGACGCGTTCGATCAGGTAACACTAAATACGAGTAAATGGCTACAGTTTACGGGTGGAAGTGCGACGTTTACTTATGATGCAACGGGCGCACAGGTAAACTTTCCAGCTAGTTCAACTTCTAGTACCGATGGAGATATAAGTTCAACTAAAGTATTTGATCTGACTGCTAGTTATGCACAAATGCACGTTATTACTGTCCCATCAGCTGCCACGAGCGCTGATGCTGAACTACGACTTAAGTTAGACGGTACGAGTTGGTTAAGATGGGTGTACGAAGGTGGTACATTGTTCGCTCAATATCGAGCTGGTGGTGGTATTACGACAGTTAGTTCGGTTGCATATAACAGTAGTACACATGCCTACTGGAGAATCCGTGAAGCAAGTGGGACAGTATATTGGGACACTTCGACAGACGGTGCATCATGGTCTAACTTCACCTCAGTAGCGACTCCGATTGGGATTACTGCACTCACTACACTTATAGCTGGAACTTGTTTCCAGAATGAGACAAGTCCTGGTGCTTTCAAGTGGAATAACTATAACGTCGTTCAATCTGCTTCGACGGTCAAAACCCTTGCAGCGTTGGGGGTTGGTTAGAGATTTTATGAAACGTACCAAAGACCCACATCATAGACTGGTTATAGTAAGTTTCGTTATATACGCTGTCATAATATGTTTGGCGATTTGGAACATTATCAAAGAACGACCAAGAATCAGTAGTATACGAAGTTGCAAAGAAATCAGTGAAGTGGATATAGAGAAGACTTCTAATCTGTATAACGTGTACCTTGACAGAGATCATGATGGGATTGCTTGCGAGAGGTAAGTGTTCTATACTTTTGATAAGGAAAGTCCTTTCGGGGACTTCTTTTATTTTTTAAGGAGATAATATGCCTCAAACTCGTAATCATACCCCATATTACACGGTAGATAGTTTCAATCGTACTTCGTGTGCTCCTACGGCTTTTGCTGGTGGGACATCCAATGCACGAGGCAATGATGGTGGTACAAATGATCCATTTACTCTATTTACTGTAACGGGTGTCGTAGAGATGAAATTATTTGGTGTTTGTACTGTTAATCTAGCTGGTAATACTGCGACCCTTGAAGTTGGTACAGCAATTAGTACAGCAGGGCTTATAGCTCAAACTACAGCGACAGATATTGATGCAAACGAAATCTGGCATGATTCCACACCAGATGCAAGCATTGAACTGTTTACGATTGCAAGCACTAAAATTGTTACTCAGAATGTTATTGAAACAGTTGGAACTGCAAGTATTACAGCAGGAAATATCTATTATGTCTGTCTGTGGGCGCCTCTAACACCTGGAAGCACTGTAGTATCGGCGGTGTAATATGAGTGTAGACCTTCCAGTAACAGACTGGCGACCTTCTGATGGTAACAGTGACTTCGATGCTACAGGGGCAAATAATATCGTTGATACAGACGGTAATCAGCTTGTTGATACGGTAGCGAATGACATTGTAGACACAGGAGTAACTCAAACGTATCTTCCAGCTACCGTCTGGTCAGAGGATGACTCAGTATGAAACTGAGAGCGCTCATCTGGTCAGTGGTCGCTCTCACAGCTCTGTTTCTGGTGTGGGTTATATATTCTGCTCGATCTTTGATTAACTACCAAAGTTACACCGCTTCGTTTGAGGCGAACTTTGTTGAAATGTGTAGCGAATCAGCACCTCGAACAAAGTGTTATTGTGCTCTCAGATATATGGAAGAGCACTACACATATCAAGAAGCCCTATCTATGGCTGACAGAGGAGATTTCGGTGAGTTAGAAAACGGAGTGAAAAATCGTTGTCTCTGAATAAATAGTGTATAATTCAATCAAGGAAAGCCCTTTTGCAGGGCTTCTTTTTATTTAATGAGGATTCCTTCATGGCAGACATGGTTATTGGTGATTACACTGCAGCGGTAACTATAGATGGAAACACCAACTATTTACTGATACAGCCAGGTAATTCTTCGACTGCATATAAGAAGATAAACAGAAATGTTTTCTTAGGAGTTACAGGTCAACCAGTCGATATAAGCACCGTTCAGAGTCTCACCAATAAGACGTTAGACAATACGAACACGATCACTGTCAAAGACAGTCTGTTTACGATGCAGGATAACTCTGACACGGCAAAACAAGCACAGTTTCAGCTGTCAGGAATTACTACGGGCAATACCCGTGTTTACACCCTTCCAGATGCCACTACAACGCTTGTAGGAACAGGAGTTACACAAACCCTTACGAACAAGACTTTAACCAGTCCTACGATCTCTGGTGGGACGATAGATAACTCTACTGTTACGGTTGATTCTGTCGCTGGTCACACTTCTGCAAACTCTGGTACGATTTACGGAATTACTGTTACATCTGGAACGATACCTGCTGCTGGTTTAGCGTCGAGTGCCGTAACGACAGCGAAGATAGCTGATGGAGCCGTTACACCTGCAAAACTGACAACTGGCACTGGAAGTAGTTGGGCTTGGACTAACTATACGCCTACTTTTACGGGTTTTAGTTCAGCGCCAGCAGCAACAGGAACTCGATATATACAAATGGGGAAGATGGTAATTGTAAATTATTCTTGTTTCGGAGGCACTTCAAATGCCACATCTTTGACTGCAACACTTCCAGTCACGGCTTCTACAAACGGGCTTGGTAGCTATGTGAGAGACTTCTATTGTCGTGTTCAAGATAATAGTGCGACTCCAACAACTGCAGGACTCATAGAGTTTGATATAGGTGCAACAACTATTAACGTCTACAAAGACCAATCTGGTGCAGCATTTACGGGATCGGGGACAAAAGGTTTTCGAGCCGTGATAATGTACGAGGCTGCATAAGGAGTAAATCATGCTTACGTACACTGATCTATCTAATAAATTCGTTCGTCTCTCACGAGATACGACTTCGGCTACCCTGACACAAGGACAACAGGACATCAATCAGGGCTATCAGATGTTTAACGCTAAGTTAAACCGTTATTGGAGTCGTAAACAACAGTTTACAGATATTGTCGCTAACCAGAGTATCTATCAAGTACCTGTCGATTGTGTGCGTATCATCGGAATGACTGCGAAAACTGCTGAAGGTACAAACACTTATGCTCCACCTATCAAAGAGATACGCTCAGAATATGAGTGGCGCATGATTAAAACCGTACCTAACTACGCTTCAAACTGGATTACCTACTACTTTATGATCGGTAACGACTCATTTGAGGTCTGGCCCGTTCCTTCTTCAGATATAGCCGATGGACTTCGATACTATTATCAGCAACAAGATCATTTCTTATCTGTTGATGATATAGTTTCAAGTTCACTCAGTCCTACTCAGACATGTACTGTGGCTCAAGACAGTGCTACGGTAACATCTACAGGCTCAACATTCACGAGTCAGTTAGTTGGATTATGGTTCCAAACAACAGGCGTTACAGATTTAACGTGGTATCAGATTGTCGCTGTACCAACTTCATCAACTCTGACTCTTAAAAGTGCTTTCGTTGGTCCATCAGCTTCAGGACTGAACTTCCGTATCGGACAAATGCCTATCATACCTGGCGAGTATCACTCCCAACTATGTGATTATGCTCTCTGGTATTACTTCTCTGGTAAAGGAAACGAAGAGAGAGCAGCCTTTCATAAAGGTTTGTACGATCAAGCCGTTGAAAGCGCAATAAAAGAATACTCAAGTTCTACTGAAGGGAATGTCATATATGACGATTCTACTGACGTTACTCCTTGGTTACTCACTCCATTACCTAACCCTGGACCATAACTATGTTTAGAGCACTTGTCTACGATTCATGGGTCGGTGGTCAAGCTGTTGACAAGAAAGAGGGACAGGCAAACTCTTTCGCTGATTCACAAGCTCTTGATTTTCGTAAGTCTCCATCTCAGATGTCGGTCTTACCAGGTTTAACTCGCTCAGACAACGGAGCAGTATCTGATCTAGTTCAAAACGAGGTAATGATTAGTACGGGCGAAATCTATTCAATCGGATCAAGCGGTAATATATATCGTCGAGCTACGAATGGAACTTTGAGTTTGTTTGGAAATACAGGTCAAAGTGGTACGTTTGGGATGAGCTACCGTCAAGACCAGGATTCAATTTATATTACTGGTACGACAGCCGTGAGTGCGATTACAACCGTTTCAACTACTCCGTCCTTACAGCCTCTGTACTATGCGGAATCACAATCAACCTACGATAACTCCTCTCAAGCTGGTTTCAACGTCAATTCAGATCAAAGTGGTAGCACAAAAACTACTGCACTCCAGACTACTTACACTGAGGGAGCACCAACACAGCTTCGATACTTTCAAACTGATATACAACCTATATCTAAAATCGGTGTATTTGCTGTAGTAGTAGGGACTGGTGACTGGACTCTCGTAGTTCACGACGGACTAAATAACCAGTTAGGTACGGTGACAGTTAGTAACGCTAACCTTATAGCGAATGACTGGAATTACTTTACGTTTTCAACGCCTATTCAAGTCAATGTCGGTCCAAACAACGCTCAGACATATCACTTTCATCTAACGTCAACTGTTGCTGATGGAACTGTCAGTTCAAGTACAACTAATGACCTCGCAACCTGTGATATGCAGTTATGGGCTAACCGACTTGTTCAGACTACAAACGGTATTCATCCTATGCAGACATTCCAACAATTTGAGACAATAGGTAATGGTCGTTACTTGAGTACCTGGGAACCACTAGGCGATCCAGTTCCGTCAAATACTGAGTGGCAACGCCAAAAACTATCGTTTCCTCCAGGTTATGAGGTATGTGGACTCACAGTGTTTAACGAATACTTGGCGATTGCAACCGAACGGGTCACAAGTGCAGGTAACGCCCAAGATGGGATTATCTTCTATTGGGATGGTCTTTCGGACACATATAACTACTTTACTAAAATACCTGAAGGTAGTCCTGAAGCCATACACGAGTATGAAAACGCCCTTTATTACGTCGCAAATGGTACGTGGTACATCATTACTTCAGTAGCTGCTACCCCTGTTAAAGTACGTCGTTTGCCAGGATCAGAGAACACCTATACATCTTCAGATACAAGAACGAAGGTTTACCCCTACGTTGCGACTGTTCGTAACAATATTCATCTGTTAGGTTATCCTTCAACCACTGCAAATACAGAGATTCCATATGGAGTGTACTCATGGGGTAAGGTTGACGACTCACAACCTTACTCCTTCGGATACTCCTATATTATTTCGACTGGAACTACAGCCGTAACAGGTTCTAATAACCTCACAATTGGTATGGTTAAGAACTTCGGTAGCGTTTTGCATGTTTCATGGAGGGATGATAGTTCTGGTGTGACAACCTATGGAATGGATGTTATCAATGGTTCATCGGCTCCAGCCTCATTTGCGAAATGGGAATCACTCATAGAAGACTTAGGTTTCGTGACGAAACAAAAGACAGCTTCGTATATAGAGGCAAAGTGGCTCACGATTCAAGACGGTACTGAAATAGTATTGAAGTATTCGATTAACAGAGGTAGTTGGGTTTATTCTGAGAGATTTAGCAACTCTAATCTCTACAGTGTTGATGATGAGACTGGTTTTGCACGATTCGATATTGGAGATTCCTCTACAGAATCACGTTTTTACGAGATACAGGTTGGAGTAGATATATATAATGATTCTACTGTTACTTCACCACCTATAATCACTGGCGTATCTATCATCGGAGACGATAACCGAAAAGAAATGTTGCAATGAGCCGAGAGTACACATTTGGCAAAGGTTCTATATACAAGGAAACACCTGGAAAAGGTGTTAATCCTGGTGGTAGTGATCTATCTCGTATTATTCCGAGACAGATTTCTACAGGTTTTATGAGGGGTACTCAAGGTGTTGGTAGTGGTGGTGCAAAGATTGATGCTTCTAATAACCGTATTGTACTGAGTGCAAGCGACGGGTCGTCTGTTGGGATTGGAACAATACCTGATGATACTTCTGGTGCGGTAGGATTCTTCTCTACAGATACAAACGGGAAACTTATTATGAAGATCGTCAACGGTACGATGTACGTCTATGATCCAGATACAGGACTCAATACCCTTCAAGTCGGTCTACTACCTGACGGCGTTGGTGGTATTGCAGGTGCTAATGAGGGTTATGAGGTAGCTGACGGGTTCTCTTGAGCGCTTCTAATCAACCACTTAGTTTTAATGTTCCAGCCTACCCGTTGGATAAGATATTCTTTACTGCTCCAGAGGGAGCGAGTGTCGCTGTACCTCAAAACGGTTCACCATCTTTTACTCCAGGCACGACAGTTACATTACCTCACACAAACGGGTCTACATTTTTCATAGACGTACAAAGTTCACCAGATAACACAAACTGGTATGATGCTGGCTATGAACCTTATTATTACGATGGTGGAGCAATGCTCTACTATCCAAAGTGGGTTTGTTGGTGGCAAGTAAGTAGTACGAATGTACTCATAAAGTTCGGTGCTAACGATGCAGCGTACACGATGTATTATCGAGTCATAGGGTATTACAAGGTCTAATATGGATAATGCAGGAAAACTATCATTCTCAACAGAGTTTAATCAGCCAAAATACACACTGAATGATTCAGCTACAGTAACCATTCCTTCATCAGGTGCTTCACCAGATACATTACTTACTGTTGCGACAGGTCTGACAGATCAAGTACGATTCAAAGTGTTTATAGAGTACGCTGGTGTTCTTTATCCTATGTGGCAATACGCACGTTATGTCGGTGGTATTGATATGAGTGCAGGTATTGATGCAACTTTTAACTTTGTGGTTAAGTCGTACAATCTGTTTGCGGCTATACCAGATGTCACAATCTATTACAGAATTTATATAGATGCGAGTCCACTATGAATCCTTCAGCTCTCTCATTCTCTACAGAGTATAACCAGTTCAAAAACAACGACTACGTTGCTACGTCGGTTTCTACCAGTGGGACAGTAACGGCGAGTAGTGATAAGTCAACCTCAACAACTATCACACTAGATAGAGAGAGTTCTGTTGCTGAGATTTATTTTACAGTTAGTCAAAACTCGTCACCTTCAGTCTATACAACAGGTACAGAGTACCAACTACCGACGATCATCTCTTACGATAACGGTAGTACAGTGAGTTCCCCTGGAACAGCCGTCTATAGTGTTCAATTCATTACTAACTTTACAGCGACAACACTCACGATTACGGCATATATCCTGAACCCTTACGCTGAAAACTTATCGAGTATCAATAACACCTACACATTAAAGGTATTTACAACTGTTGCTCCCTTTGTTTCGTAGTGTTATAATTCCCAACAAGGAAAGCCCTCTAACCAGGGCTTTTATTATTTTATAGGGAAAAACCATGAATCCTGCTAACTCACAAGAAGCTCTCTCCCAACTTCAAAGCTATCAGTCTGGTGCTCAAAATCCGAATGATATTCTTCAAGCACAACGAAATCAGTTAGGTGTCCAAGGTGCTCAAGACACTGTGTCTGGTATACGGGGGGTCATAAACAACACTACGAAACTTCTGAAACAGGTCGCTCCTTCAGTAATGGGACGCACTGCTTCATCATTAGTTACAAATGCTCAAGCTACGAAACAAATTGCAAACGAGTCTGCTCCACTGCAAGATAAGCTTGGTGAACAACGTGATCTCTATGGTAATGCCACACAGAGTCTATCTGATCTGGAAGGTAAGGCTGCTCAAGCTGCATCTGGAATCTATCAGGGTCAACAAGATCGAATTAGTTACCTCCAGAACCTCTACAACACACTGTATAACCGTGAACAATCTGATCTTGATCGAGCTGAAAGAGCTGCTGAAGTTGCTCGTCAAGAGAAGGCTCGACAAGAAGCTGCTGCAGCTCAAACTGCGTACTTAAATGCAATCACACAACAACAGCAACAACAAAAGAAGCTTTCAGATCAGCAAATAGCTGATGCTAAAGCAGCACAAGTCGCTTCAGATCGAGGTATAAATCAAGCTGATTATGAGAATGACTACGCTAAACTCAATCAAATAAAGAGTAGTCCAACATATAAGGCTGCTGACTACGTTACAAATACACTTCCAGGTCAAGTTAAAAGTGCTGTCACTAATCCGTTAAATATTATGTCATTGTTTAATCCTGCTGCTGCAGCGGTGAATATAACCAAAGGTGCATCAGGACTACTTAGAAAGCTGTTCTAACATGGCTTACAATCCACAAGACCTCGCACAGATTCAAGCAAGAGCCTATCAAAATGCAAAGGCTGGTTTTTCTGCACCAAAACCGCAACAAGTCGGTGGTGCAAAAGGTCTTCTCTTAAACTTCTTACCGACGATTGCTGGTGGCGCTGGTGCTGCACTTGGTACATTGGCTGGTCCTGCTGGAACAATTGCTGGAGGTGCTGCTGGTTCTGGACTTGGTGAGTTCTTGCGACAGAAATTATCTGGTCAGGACACGAACCTTGGCTCTGTTGCCCGTGAAAGCATTTTTGGGGCTATTCCTGGGGTATTCAAAGGAGTAAAAGCTATTCGTGCTGGTGAAGAAGGTTTGACGGCTCTGAAGGGCGCTAAAACAGCCAAAACTGCTTTAGATGCGGAAAGAGCCATCGAGCCTTCTGTTATCCAAACAATTGACAGAACAACAGGTCAGAAACTATTTCAGACTATACCCAAAGGAAAATTAGAAGAAGCAAAAGCTCTGATAGACAGCACAGAGGGTGGTATAGCTGGCAAGAATATAAACGGTAAAATTACACCCATTACAGCTCGTACTCCTGAGAGTATGATCGAGCGTGGGTTTACTGAGGCTCCTTCAAGTCAGAGCTTTCTTGACAGTATTCGATCTAAAACTGGTACAAAACTTACTGAGGCTGGTTCTGGACTAAAGGTTGGTCAGAATGTTGGTGATATTAACAAGCTCGAACAACAGGCTCAGTTTATGAAACAGTATGCAGGTGCTCCTGAAAAACAACTACGCATGATGAGCAACGATATGAAAGCTTTGAGTGGTCAGGTTGACGATATCCTCTCAAAGACAAAGATAGAGATTCCTGGTACAAAAGTACGAGATACACTCTATCAAGGTGTTCAAGACCCAACACACGAACTATTCCACGATCTTGATCTTACAGAACCACGTACTCAAAAGGTTATTGAATCCTACTTAGGTAAGTTTGATAAATTGAATAACGCTAAAGAAGTCAACGATCAACTGAAAACAGTTCAGAAGCTGGCAAATAAGGCTCAAGTAAAACTGAGTAATCCAAACGCTGCACCACTGACTGCTCAAGAAACTGCAGCTCTAGCGATCAAACGATCAGCTGATAATGTTCTTTCAGATATTCCTGAGATCAAACCCCTTAAACAACACATGGCTCAGATATTTGAAGTGAATCCTTCAGTCGCAACAGCAAGTAAACAGGCATATCGTATACCGTTTGTCGGTGCAAAATCGAGAGAAATAAGTCAAGGTGCAAAAGCCTTGATGAGTAAAGCTGGCGCAATTATTCAGCCTGGACCTGCAGAAGCCGAGAAAAGCGCTTCGTTCTTAAAAGATATATTTAAGGCTTCTATACCTCAACAAGTTACGAGAACAGGAGCTTCGTTGTTTGGAATCCCTGTTGGTACAGCACAGCCTGACGGTAATCCTGGTGCTGATTTACCTGGAAATATGGCAGGAATGTTACCTGGAGACTATCAAGCTAATTTAGATGCACAGTTCCAACAACCAGAAGACACTGCACAACCGCAAGACTTCTACAGCCGAGACAATATCAAAGCCATGATCGCTGAAGACTTAAAAACTGGTGGTAAGAACGTCGATAAACTACTGAAGCTCTACGAAACATTTGGTAAAGACGGCAGTGGAGGTGGATCACTCAATAGTACAGCTGCAGGAATCGTAAGTGACTTACAGACTGGTATAGAAAACATCCGAGAACTTGGTCAAGACTTTGCACAGAATGATGCTAATAACCCAATTATCGGTAAGATACGAAGTCTAAATCCACTCGACACGGGTGCTCAAACGCTTCAAGCTAAGACTAATCTTGTGAAGCAGCTCATTGGTAAAGCCCTAGAAGGTGGAGTCTTGCGTAAAGAGGATGAAGTTAAATACCAAAAGATTCTACCGACACTCAACGATACCGATACGGTTGCACAGTATAAGATTCAGACTATCGCTGACGACTTACAGCGTAAACTACAGTTGTACACTTCCAGTCTATCGGGCGGTTCTGGTGGAACAGATTTAGCAACATTAGGATTATAAGGAGGATATATGGGCGTTCAAGGTATGTTAAACAAAGCATTCTGGGGTAAGAAATCACTCAAGCCTACAGGTAAAGCTTTGCAAAAAGCCAAAGTCGAAAAAGCTCGCGCTGTTGCTGCTAACTAAGCAATCTTCGAGTTTCATCAGGCAGGTCTTCGGCTTGGTCTTTATGAACACGCCAATAGTCTGTCTGATTTCTCTGTAACAGGTCTTTTCGGTGATCTACTTTCATTCTCTGTCGTCGTGAACGGGCTTCAGTTTCAGAAGGTTTTACAATCTTCGCTTCTTCGTCGTAGTATATTTTCCCATTACGGATGACTGCTTTAGCCATTGAGTCGTTTATTCCTCTCTTCCATTTCCCACTTCATACGTTGGATTTCATCATCAGGATCAAGCAGTTCGCTCTTCTTTTCCTTCTCTTCTTGAACATCCTTCTTTAACTTTATTTCAATAACACTCAGTCTATCCCTGATCTGTCGTTGGTAAAAGCCAGCAGCAAAACCTATAACAAGACTTAAAACGATGGATAAATAGATCATTCTTTCTTGTTATCAATATAGATCAGTGAAGCGCCAACAGTTACGGCGTTACCTATTGCACTCGTGGCGTTACGCACAACCTCACGAGGAACAACAACAGGATCAATGATTCCCTCTTTTACGAGATCTACAAGTTCAGTACCTTTACGGAGGTTAAACCCATGTCCTTTAGGAGCGTCTAGGGCATCTTGTAGACCAACTTCTGAAGGCACGTTAGCATTGATAAGGAGCTGTCTAAACGTCGATCTGAGAGCGTCTCTGAAGATGTCAGAGATATCCAACTTTGAGAGTTCAAGTAATGTAACCCCACCACCAGGGACGATACCTTCAGCATAGGCATTACGAGTTGAGTTGATAGCGTCTTCGATACGAAACTCTAACTCTTCTTTGGCGGTATCTGTAGGAGCACCGATACGGAACAGACAAATCTTACCTTCAAGTTTAGCGACTCGATCTTTTAACTTCTCAGAGAAAGCAGGGACTGATTCTTCTTCAATCTGATCTTTCAGTTCTTGGATACGAACTTGGACTTGTTCTGAAGTGTTATCTCCAAAAACAGTTGATTCAGTCTTAGATGAGACAACTTTGTTTGCTTTACCAACAAATCGCTGGTCAATTTCTTTTAGATTGATACCTTCGGTGATTGGAAGACAGCCACAGTACAAAGCAAGGTCTTCTAGGAGGTACTTACCGAGTTCACCATACATAGGAGGAGTTTTGATGATGATTGCATCTATTTTCCCCTGGTTGACGTTAGCGACAATACTATTGTAAGCAGCATCTTCAAAGTTACCGATGAATAAGAGTCTTGGCACTTGACCTGGCTCTAGTTTTATAATTTGTGCAACTTTAGTGAGAAGGTCTATGAGTTGTGGACCAGAACTAATCGTTTTACTAGAAATTATGACGTAGGGTTCAGGTAGTTCTTTTTTACCAGACTGGAGTGCGGTGAAGCCTGACTGGAGATAATATCCATCAACATACTCTCTCTCAATCTCTAGGATTGGAGCCTTTTCAGTGAGGATTCCACCGTCTTTGCCAACGTGTAATACAGCATCAGCTATGAGTTCACCAATAAGCGGATCACCTGCTGAGACAGTAGCAACTTCTTTAAGTTGTGAGTCTTTTACTTCAATAGCCATCGTATCAAGCGCGTCTAGGATAGTCATGGAGTCCTTTTCTAGGATGTCCCTGATCTCCATAGGATGTTTTCCTGCAGCCATAGCTTTTACACTGTTCTCAAGTAAGTGGTATGCAAGTGCGACAGTAGCAGTAGTTCCGTCTCCTGCTACACGGTTTGTCGTCTCTGAAGCTTCAGCAAGGATTTGAGTCCCCATATTCTTAGCTCGATCAGTGAAGTACACGTCTCGAACAATTGTGACTCCATCACGGGTCAAGATTGGACGACCAAAGCCCTTCTCTAGTAATACGTTCTTGCCTCGTGGTCCATACGACATAACTACTGCGTCGTAAGCTGCTTTTGCACCTTCTAGCAATTTCTCTCTGATTTCGTCTTCTAGGAGAAGGATTCTCCCTTCTTTTAATTCAGCCATTACTCTACTCCAAACGAACCAGAACCATCACTGTGAATATTTACAGCGTCGCTATCTGGATCATCTTCTGCAATTAATGATGTTAGTTTCACGAAGGCATACTTTTTCTTGCCTTTTTGGATAATGTTTCCTCTTTCAGCAAGAGCTGTCCAGTACACCTTACGCCCGATTTTAGTTTTCCAGTAGTCAAGAAGTTCTTTCAGTTCTACTTCGGACATGAAGGAGTTTTCAAAGGCGAAACTCCAATAACCAAAGAAGTGAAATGTCTTTGGAAGCTCAACTAATATCCCTGATTCACACGTCTCTTTTTTACTGTTTCCGCTGAATCCGTACTCATCGGATTCTATTTCGATCTTTGCGAGATCGTTCAATGGAGATAGACTCATAAGTTTTCCTATTTACAAGCGTATGATACCAAGCTTGCATTTGATATGCAAAAAAAGTAGAATCAGGATAAAGGAAAGCCCTTCAACAGAGGGGCTTTTATTATTAACGAGGAAATTTATATGGCAGATATGGTAATCGGTGACTATACCGCAGCCGTGACAATAGATGGAACTACCAACTACCTGCTTATACAACCTGGTAACTCGTCAACGGCTTACAAAAAGATCAACAGAGACACCTTCTTGGGTGTAACTGGACAACCTGCAGATATTTCGACGGTCCAATCATTGACTAATAAAACACTAGACAACACAAATACCATCACTGTGAAGGATAGTCTATTAACAATTCAAGACAATTTAGACACTACAAAACAAGCTCAATTCCAGTTATCAGGTATCACGACAGCTACGACTCGAACTTACACACTACCAGATGCCAACACTACGTTAGTAGGAACAGGTGCAACACAGACTCTTACGAATAAAACCCTCACTTCTCCTACTATTACAGGTGGAACCATAGACAACTCCACGATTACTGTTGATGCTATAGCTGAACACACTGCAGCGAACGGTGTGACTGTTGATGGATTAAACATCAAAGATGGAAAACTTAACACTAACAATTCTGTGGTAACTAACAACATAACTGATGCAGCAGTTACTCCTGCAAAACTTGTATCAGGAACTGGATCTACATGGGTTTACCAATCATGGACAATCACATGGACAAATTTAACTGTAACTGGATCAACAGTAACATCCAAATATACCCAAATTGGTAAAACTGTATTTTATCGTATAACTGTAGTTTTGGGAGGCGGTAACGTGCCATCTGGTACTATTTTATTTTCACTGCCAGTTGCTTCAGTTTCCTATCCAGGTAGTAACGAAGTCATGCCAATTGGTCAAGCAGATTATTTAGATGCAGGGGTAGCCTTGTGGTCTGGTGTAGTCTTGTGGAACTCTACTACAACAGGTGAGCTTCGTGTTAATACCGCTGGTGGAACCTATACAAGTCCAACTGCTGTCAATGCAACAGTCCCATTTACTTTTGGAAATGGAGACGAAATACATGCTAGTGGATGCTACGAGGCTGCGTAATATGCCTGGTGAAACTTCTACAATCTCAATCGTTATAGGTGCATTTGTCAGTATCATTGGTGGATTTGGAGTCATTGCGAAGATCATGTTAGTCCAAGCTGCAAAAGACCGTGATGCAGATAGGGACGAACGCATAAAACTCACCCAAGCTGTTGAACAAATGGCAAACAGCAGCGCTAAAGTAGCAGATGTAACGAAAGACGGTTTTAAGAAACTGACTGACGAGACGGCGAAACAATCACTTCAAGCTGAACAACGGAACGGACATTTAGGTGAGATGGTAGCAAAGAGTCAAGAGATGTTATTACAGAACCAGGAAAATACGAAAGCTCTCGCTGAGGCAGCAACGACTCAAATTATTACGGCTTTCACGGCTATTCAAAATGTTGGTGAACAGCATGTTAAACATCAAACGGTTGAAAAAACCGATAAGGAGGAGGAATGAAAGTCGTAATAATTTGTGCAGGACATGGAGGAGGCGACAGTGGTGCAGTTGGTCAAGGATCAACTGAAGCTGCTGAGACTATTCTTATCACTAATAAGCTTTATGATCTGTTAGCGCCAGATGCAGACATACTCGTAGAGCGAGTACCGAATGAATTAGGACTCGTAGAGTCTATCAACTGGGTTAATGCGAACTACAAAAACCTCGTTTATGACTATAACGATTACCTCTGTATTGAGATTCACAAGAACTCCACAATAAACGCACACGGTATCGAAACGTGGTACTACGGTGGTGACGCTGCATCTGCTGAGTTAGCACAGTCTATCCAAACACCGCTTGCTCGATACTCTGGACTTCCAGATAGGGGAATTAAACCAGACACCAGTAATCGTTTCGGACGTTTAGGCTGGATTCGAGACACAGACATTCCTGCAGTTCTTATCGAGTGTGGTTTCATTTCTGACGGTGGTGATCCTCTTGGTGCAGAACCATACGCTACAGCACTCTACAAGGCTCTCAGAGAGGGTTGGGCTGGACTTGCACCTATACCTAATCCTCAACCAACACCACCGCCTGTACCTGCTCCAGACGTTGTAGACTGGACATATAGAGTAGTTGATAACAACAATAAACAACTTGGAGTTTACAAACTCAAACAAAATGCTTGGGCGAAGTACCAGTCAGTTCAAGGTGCTGCTCGAATATATGACAGAAGCGGAACTGATCTTACTGCAGATTTTGTGAAAGAGTTTACTCCTGTAAATCCTGCACCAACGCAAGAACCTTCTGTCGATCCAGATATTAAAGAGATTAAATCCTTGCTTCAGTGGCTGGTCGATGCCTTTAAGAAGATATTTAGAATAGGTTAAAAGGAGAATATATGTACGACAAAATCGTTAGTTGGATGCTTGGGGCAAAGAAAACACTTGTAGCTGTAACTAGTTTCTTAGTAATCGTTACTTCATCACTACAAGATGGAAAAGTCACTGTAGATGAATGGATTGCAATTGGAACCTCGTTTGTAGCAATCTTTGGTGTATATCACGTCACTAATTTGGTAGGTGCTGTCAGTCGAAAAAAGTAAAGGAGTTTTCACATGGAAAATTTCAAAGAACCTGACAAGTGGTATAGGTTTGACGGACTACATGTGAACCTATCAATGTTACAGGACGAGGAGTTACGACGTTTCTCTGCTCATCACGAGGAAAGAGTGAGAGAACTTCGTATCGCCTCAAAAGCGTTACAGCAAGAGTACTTTGCTCGTGCTAACACTGCTATGGAAGTCGCAGAGTTCTTTGGGACTGTGACTGTTCCTACGCCCGTATTAGAGGAGGCTGACAATGGCTAACTTTGAACGGATAGGCGGAACTGAAGAATGTCCCATAGTTGAAGCTCGTTATTTCCTTGTCCCATGTGGCGAGGTGATGCTGAAGATATCACCATCACATGACTTCATCATGACCTTTCCAGACCCAAAGTTTAACTATCTCCTCTACTGGGATAACAATGATAAGTGTCAAAAGATAATCTTTTGTAATCAAGCAGGACTTGACTACTTACACACAGAATGTGGTCTCGCCCCTATTCACCGTGATGAAATTACTGATCACGAGGCGGATATGTGGGCGAACTGGTACTCAGCTCAGGTAGAGCAGGAGATGATTGAAGAGGGATTCTGATGGAGGGTATGAATCACCACCATATATTTTTTGAAAAGAAGGACTTTCGGAGAAGAGGTGGCGGTGCACGACAACTGATGCACCTATCAACAGTCCTTGTACCTGTCCAAACTGTTCACCGAGTCATACACGAAGAGCTACGGCCTATGCCAGTACCTGGTTATGATCTAGCCAACTTTATGTTACAAGCTGCTCGATCAGTTCATGAAAGAGGTGTAGAGCGCATGGAGGCTATTATTGATGCTCTCGGTAATCTGAATCACGATTCTGTACTCACTGAGGAAGCTCAGTTTTATTTGGAACATCTCAGTGCTCAACGTCAGATAATGGAGGTACACTATGGAATTTGCACCATATGAACCACCATTACCATTGACGGAATATGAAATAGCTATGAACGCCATTGTCGATAAGCTATTTCCCGAAAGAGACAAAGACGATAAGCGACAATTGTTTCTTATACCTATCCAGACGACAGATTGTTATCAAGCTATGCAGGCCCCAGGTGATGCTCCGGTCATCCGACGATTTTCCCACTATGAAACGCCTGGTGATATATAATAAAGAAAACCCCGAAACCTTTGCAGGCTCGGGGTTTTAGTTTTACCACCATCTGTTAGCTTGCCAAAACGCCATTGCGCTCCACCATGAACCATATCGCCCGAGGGCGTAAGAATGACACCACTTCAACTGGGTTACTGGGTTTGTCCCCCAGTCAGAACCAGCGCTTGCCATCTTATTGCCTGGTAGGCTTTGACAAAGACCATACGCACCAGACGTAGGGTTTGTGGCGAACGTATACCATGTGCTCTCATGAGTCACAATGAAGTCTACGGCGGGCCAATCATTCACTGGGATACCAGCAGCTCGCATCCAGTCAGTTTTCGTCCCCGTAATAACGGGCTCTGGAGCTGGCGTAGGAGCCACTACAACTGGTTCTGGCTGTGGAGCTGGCACTGGTTCGGGTTTTGGTTCTTCGACTGGTTTAGGTGCTTCTACAACGGCCACAGCTACACTAGCTGTTGGCTTCACTTCTTCTTTTTTTACATCTGTTACAACGGTGTCTTCTTTGAATATGCTATTTAACTTAGCTTGTAGATTATCTGAAGCCTTAACTATCGGCTTAGGTGGTTCTTTTTTAACAGGGAAGGTAATTATTAACGTGGATATAACACACACTGCGAGCGAACGTAGTAATGTTTTCATTGACAGTGGCACAAGGGTAGTCTCGGTTCACACCACAATTCTCCTTTTAAGTTACATTCTTAATTATACAATAACCAATCACTAGCTTGCTCACAATCGAACCGTTCGTAGGCGTGCGCTTTCTTATCAAGAGCTTTGACGTTCGCAATTGAATACACTGCTACGAGTGAGACAAGAATAAGAACTGCTAGGGTTACGTAGAAAGGGGTTTCAAAGTCTTTCATTACTTTATTCTTTTAAGAAAACGATTTGACATGTAAGAGACAAGCACGAGGGTAAACAGTGCTACTCCGAGTACCAGTTCAAACCTCCACTCTAAACGTCGTAGAACGACTACCAAGCCATAAAGGGCAAGTGTTGCCCGTGCTACTGTCGCTGTAAAACCGACTAACCATTCCATTAGGCGATCGTACGTCGCACTAACTGAAACTTTCTTAGATTGCTTAACAACTGGATGACTTAACGTCATTCCGTCTATTGATTTTTGTTTGTTCATCGTTGTGACTCCTTTACTTATTTTGATGAATCTCTTCCATCCTAGCACGGATGGCATAGAATGTCAAGTATGCATTAGCTCTTTTGTTCTATCTTTGTAATAGACAGTTAGTGCTTCTAGATCAGATACACTGAACTTTAGTTGTTTGTGACGGTTTGCCATGATCTCATCTATTATCTTGCGTCCATACTCCTTCTCCATAAATACCCAGTAATCTTCAGTGGCGCCATGACGCCCTACATTGCAAGCGTAACACTGCCCATGAACACCCTTTTCATCAAATAAGATTGCGTTCGTTCTCCCCTGAATAAAGTGACCAGCCTGGAGTTGTTTACGTTCATATTCACGATTACAGGTTACACAAAGTCCCCTATCAGGATCACCAGTGGTCTTCAAACAATCTCGTACACGTATATATTCAGAGAAGGCACTCCAGGCTTGTTTCTTGACCGTTGAGAGCTTTTTTTTCTTCATAATTAACGATACAATAACAGTGTGCTCTCTCATTTTCCATTAAAATAAGACCCTCTCGGGGGTCTTATTTGTTCGTATAGGTTCTTTTATCTAGTAAGTTATGGATACATCATCATACAGTGACGGGTCGTCGTAAGGGTCATCGTAGATGTCTGGTTTTAATGATTTCTTTCTTAATTTGTGCTCTTGTCGTCTTCCAATCTCTTGTCTGCTGAAGTCATACATCACCTTTCTTTGAATCTAAATATCTCCCGACGGCATAACGAATCATAGTCTTCTCTAGTTCTTCACGTAAAACCTCATCTTCGATAGCCCATTTAGGCTCAATCAGCTTCGCATGTAGCTCAAGCATAGTGTGATCTAGCTCTGCCCAATCAAAACCCTTCGGGTCGTTCACCGCTACATTGATTGTATTGATTATGTCGTACAAGCTACTCATTCTTCACCCCCTCCGTCTCGTTTCAAAATGTTTGGTACTTATCCCTTGACAACAGGTAAAATAGGTGTATAATGAGGGTAAAGGAGAAAACATATGAAACATATTTGTCAATTATGTAAAAAGGAAATAGAACCAATAGTTTATGGAGATGGAGTGGTAGATTATGAGGATGAGTACGAATATCGTGGTTTTATATTTCATGAAGCATGTTTTGATGAAGGGATAAAGAAAGTTGACCAAAAAAGACAAGAAGTTATGGAAGAAACAAACCATTCAGTACAATCACAAAGAATAGGAGAGTTTGTACACAATAGAGAAAAATATAATATAAACAACGTCGCATCAGATGGGTTACCGATAATCAATCCAAAAGAGCCACAAAAATTACAAGATTATGAAAAGGGGATTTTATGAACATATACGACCTTGACGGTAAACAAATGGATGGTTTAGCAAGTGAATATCTAAATGGAATGTATGAGTCACAATATGATGATACAAATGATGACCAAGCCGATGGAAACCCACATGTAAAAGCAGTAACTAAAGAAGAAATACAACAAATAAACGAAGATATACCGTTCTAATATGAGATACACAATCAAAGATTTCAAAAAAGAGTTCAATACGGACGCTCAATGTGTTCGGTTCGTTTTTGCTAACCGCTACGGAAAAGACTACGAGTGTCCACAATGCCACGAAAAAGGCAAGTTCTACCTCATTGAGAGTAGGAAGCGGTTTGATTGTGTCTGTGGGTTCACTACGTCCCCTCTGGCGGGTACAATCTTTCACAAGTCGTCCACGCCCCTTACCCTCTGGTTTCATGCCATATTCTTATTCGCTAATAGCCGTAACGGGGTGTCTGCAAAAGAGTTGGAACGGCAATTAGGCGTTACCTATAAAACAGCGTGGCGGTTAGCTAAACAGATACGGATACTGTTCGCTCAAGCCAATGACCCGTTTTCGGGGATTGTAGAGGCTGACGAAACCTATGTAGGCGGTCAACGCAAGGGCAAGCGTGGACGGGGAGCCGAGAACAAAACTCCCGTATTCGGTATTGTAGAACGTCATGGACGGGCAAGAGCCGAGGTAGTGGAGAATATCAAGATAAAAACGATACAGCCGATTATCAACAGTTCTGTTGTAAAAGGAACGATGGTAATGACGGATGAGTTCAATGTTTATAATCGGGTAAAAGACAACGGGTATGACCATCAGACAGTAAGACATGGTGTAGGTGAATATGTGCGGGGAATGGTTCATTCAAACAGCATTGAGGGTTTTTGGTCACAACTCAAACGGTCAGTTAGCGGAACACATCATGCAGTTAGCCCGAAGTATTTACAGCTCTACGTGGATGAGTTCGTTTGGCGGTATAACTTTCGGAAACAACTTCTTTTCCCTTTGATGCTTGCAACGGCTGTGAAGCCAATTTCAACAAATTATGGAAGGACTTTTTCGTAACCATGAGAATAGTATAGCATACTATGTCTACCTGTTATGAAGGGATACTTACCAAATGTTTTGTTCAGACTTAGTGAGCTTAGTTCTGACCATAAATTTCAAACTGTCCCATAATCCAAGACGTTTGAAGCTTGCCTTCATTTCAACAGTTTTACCGACAGTTCGGTATTCATATGCTGTGGTGTTGATATGTAATCCAGAGCGATAGTAGCCATTAGTCTTTCCGTTGGGTAGTTTAATAGGCTTCTCACCTAACCTTGTAAATGTCGGCGTGTATGTTTTCCATTCAATCATCTTTGCGCTCCTCCTCTACCTCAGATTTTAGGTAGTCCAATGCTTCTTTATAGGAGTAAAAAACCTTCCTAAAACTCGAAGTGAACTTAGCAGCAACAGTCACGATTATCATAAACCCTAGGGTGAAACCTATGAACCAACTATTGCCGAGATAGTGATAATTGAGATACCACAGACCTCCTAGACAGCCGTACATGAAGGCGTCACCCACTACACCCCACCAGAATCCATCTCTCACTACAATGTATTTAATATCTTTCTTCATACTTCCTCCTGTCCTATCAGATAACACAACCACATGGTTTAGTCCTTTACCTTCTCTAGTAACTCTGGATTCTCATAGATGTTACCGATGACTTCACAATACTTAAGTCCTGATACAGAACCGCTATACTCATCGGTAAAGTAATCACCCCATATGTATTGACCGATTTCCTCATCGTGTGCAAAGTTACGCCATCTAGTGACCTTTTCCATCTCACCTGCTTCAGGATTAAATCTGACCTCATAACGCCATTTATTTTCGTTGATCTGGGACTCAACAAGATCTCCTTCGTAAATTTCTGTGCCGTGTTTATCGACTAGACTTGTCCATTCCAGAAAGAATATTTCATCGTCCCATAATTCAGTGGGTTCTATCTTCTCGTGAAGTGTGTCTGACAGGTCAAAAGGTTTGTATACCTTCTTCCCATCACATGGTCGGAACTTTAATTCTCTCATCATCTCCATCCTCTCTCTTAACTGAGGGGTTCGTCTAAAGCTTCTACACGGCAGTTCTAAGACCCTCTGAAGACGAATGTG